ATTTGTTTGTGCGCCGCTTTGATGTCGTCGTAAGCCGTGGAGCGTGAAACGAAGTAGCGCGCGCTTAAAAGCGTTGCGACTGAAGCGACGGGAGTTCTGCGTTCAAGCATTGCCCGCGCGTAGCTAAGGCGATGCTGGATTTCTGCCTGGGTCGCCATCACTTGACCCCTGGAGCGTCGGTGTACTCCAGCCCCATTGCGCCAGCGAAGCGCCGCAGAAGTTCGATGTCTTCTTTGCTGCGATAGCTGGAGCCGTGCAAGCCAGCCAGGAAAGTTTCAATGGCAGCCGGTACGCCGTCGGCTTCGGTTGCGATATGGACCGTTACCCGGGCGGTGCTGTCCCAGTCGCTGTGTCCCGTTATGTACCACTTGTTGATGGTTAAGCGTGGGACATCGTCGAAGGTGTGGAGCTGTTCTATGCGGATGGAGTGGTTCATGGGTGGAACTGGATTTTCTGGAAAGTTGGACGTTTCAGCGGTCGGGATAGATCTCATCAGCGAGCTGGCGCGCTGCCCACGTCATCGCGTGGTTAACGATTGCGGCGTTCATGTCGTCGCCGTCTTCGAATCCGTCGGCTTCTCCTTCAAGAGCCTGGAGCGTTGAGGTCGCGCCGATTGCTTCGCAATAGTCGTTAAAACAAGCCATGATGTCTTGCTCTTGTTTGTTCCAGCGGTCCAAGAGCTGGTATGTGTAGCACTCGCAAAGATTGACCCAATCGGAGCGGTCGAAGTCTTGCAAGCCTTCGGGACAGTCATCGAAGCGTTCGATGATGTCGTCAATGCAGCGACTAGATGGAGCGGTCCAGTCCTTGTCAACCCAGCGGGAACCCGCTTCGGTCAGTAGTTCGGTCAGTGTGGCCATGGGTGAGCCTTTGATTGAACAATGAAATTGTAGCACAGTGTGGGATGGTTGTGTCAACCTCAGCGCCTAGCGTGTCCCCCTGGTCCGGTTAGTATTAGCGAAGGACTACGAATGCCCGCCCGTGGCTGATAACAACACCGAAGAAAAGAAGACCAGCGTCGCTGATGATGAGTCGAAGCGGTGGCGAAAGGGCAAGGGCGCAGCGCATCGCGTAGAGGAAAGGGCACAGGCTGCCTATGCCTACATTTTGGAAGGTGGCACGAGAATTCAGATCTGCGAAAAATTGGCGGCTCGCTTCGGTGTCTCTGTACGTACCGGGCATGAAGACTATCGGCGCGCGATGGAGCTTCTGAAGGAGGAACAAACCGGAACACGTGAAGAATTGCTGAACCAATTACAGGCTCTGCGTCTCGCAACGGTTCAGAAGGCCCTTAAGCGCGGCCACTTCCAAACCGTTGCCACGCTGTTAGGCGACATGGGCCGCGTAATAGGCGAAGCAGCTCCGGAGCAACTAGCGCTACAAGTTCCGGAACTTTCTATACAAATTGAAGACAAAAATACTCCCGCAAAGTAGAACCAACTCTGCGGGAGTTTGTGTTACTTAGCGACCGTAGATAATTAATGCACATTCGTCAGCAGATGTTTGCTCTCGTTGCACACAACGTTTGAAATTTTCTGCGTCTTCAGTAGCAAAAACTAAAGCAAAACCTGTGCAGATAAGTAACAACGTAGAGCAGACAGAAACGACAAGCAAAGTGTCAGAAACTGGGGAAGAATTGTTAGGCATTGTTGTTAAAAACTCTTGGGTGGAGTAAGTGTTAGTAACTGTGTGTTACTAAATATATTCTAGCAAAAAATCTGCAGTGCTACAGTTTACTGTGCCACTGTGTCAGCTGTCACACGCTCAGAAAATTCTGATTTTTCGGGAAATTTTTTAGTAAATCTGTACTGTGTGCCAGTCGGTGCAACTGTCACAGGGGGGTAGGGTTGCAAAATAGTACACTTGTACCTAAGCGCGGGGAACTTACTGATACATCCCAGGTTATTTGATTGTACTACACCCACCCGGGGGTAGGAGTTGAAAAAGCAGTTAATGTAATACCCATGGCCGTACAAAATGCACCCCCACTTAGTCTCCGCTGGGCACAGGGGCAAGTATTCACCGACGAACACAGATTCCGCGTCCTCGTTGCAGGCCGCCGCTTCGGAAAGTCATACCTTTCCTGCGTTGAACTTTTGCGTGGAGCGATAAATAACCCCGGCGAAACCTTCTTCTACTGCGCCCCCACCTACCGGATGGCGAAGGATATTGCCTGGAAAGCCCTCAAAAAGCTCGTTCCCAAGGCTTGGATCAAAACTAAGAACGAAACCGACCTGAAATTAGAGCTAGTCAACGGCTCAACCATCGAATTAAAGGGCACAGAGAACGCAATGGCCCTCCGTGGCCGCAGTTTGTCCGGCGTCGTACTCGACGAAGCCGCATTCATGGATGCCGAGGTCTGGTTCGAAGTCATTCGACCCGCCCTCGCGGACAAACAAGGCTGGGCACTTTTCATCTCCACCCCGGATGGAACGGCCAGCTGGTTCTACGACCTTTGGTGCTACTGCGAAGATGACCCAACCAACGAATGGAGGCGCTGGTGTTACACCACTATCGAAGGCGGAAACGTCCCAGCCGACGAAATTGAAGCAGCCCGCGCTCAACTTGACCCGCGCACGTTCCGCCAGGAATTCGAAGCGTCCTTCGAGAACTTAACCGGCCTCGTCGCCATCAGTTTCTCCGACGACAACATCTCCACCGACGCCAAAGACATCTCCATCCAACCCCTCCTCCTGGGCGTGGACTTCAACGTGGACCCCATGTCCGGCATCTGCGCCGTAAAAGACAAGGACACCCTCTACGTCTTCGACGAAATCATGCTCACAGGCGGCGCAACCACCTGGGACTTCGCAGAAGAAGTCACCCGCCGCTACGGCGTAGACCGCCGCGTCATCGCCTGCCCCGACCCCACAGGTGGAGCGCGCAAAACCAGCGGCGTCGGCGTCACCGACCACGCAATCCTCCGCCGCAGCGGCTTTACCGTCCAATCCCCCCGCTCCCCCTGGAAAATCCGCGACAAAATCACCGCCGTCAACACCGGCCTGATGGACGCATCCGGCGCACGCCGCGTAAAAATCCACCCCCGCTGCAAAGAACTCATCAAATCCCTCCGCACCCTCACCTACGCCCCTGGAACGGGCCTACCTAACAAAAATTTGGGAGTGGACCACGCTTTTGACGCTTTCGGGTATCTTGTGCTGCAACAGTTCAACTTGGCCAAGCCCGAGGCCATGGGAACTACGACATACCGCCTGTATTAAGGATGTTTCGTCCGCTAAACGCGCCCCTCTGCCCCAAATGCGGCTCAAACGAGACCCGTGTGCTCGGAAAATACACATCACAAGACGGCGATTCAGTCCGCGACCGCGTTTGCCGTGATTGCGACCACCGCTGGAGAACTCTGCAACCCCCAGAAGAAGTATTAGACCCTTCGATATTGGTCAAATTTCCCCGCTGGAAGTCGCTTGAGGGCAGCAGACGCCAAGTAACCCTGGAATACACATCCAAGGCCCGTTAAACTAAAGACACCCCACCACCTGATTGTCATGCCTAAAGGTCCAGGTACTTACGGCACACAAAAAGGCCGTCCGCCCAAGAAAAAGAAGGGCATGAAGAAAGGCAGCAAGAAGATGCGGTGTAGCTGTGGCGAGTGAAAACGTCCCAACCAACAAGGCGCTTTATGCTCGCGTAAAGGCTGAGGCCAAGCGCAAGTTTGACGTGTATCCAAGCGCGTATGCGAATGCGTGGCTGGTACGCGAATATAAGAAGCGCGGTGGTACTTATCGGAAAGCAACCAGTGGCGGAACGAAAAAAACCACGAAAACCCGCAAAACCAAAAAGTAAAGGCCGTGGTGGCCTTGGCAGATGGTTTGACGAGAGATGGGTCGATGTAAAGACCGGGAAGCCTTGTGGCCGCTCTAAAGGCGAAGACAGGGCGTATCCAGCGTGCAGACCATCACGCAGGGTGTCAGATAAGACGCCAAAAACCACAAAAGAGATGAGTTCTTCGGAAAAGGCTCGTTTTAAGAAAGAGAAAACAGGTTCAAAGAAGATTTCTTATCAACATCGACGGCGCAAGGCGAGAAAGAAGAAGTCCTGAGATGGCTTGTGGGTTGTGAGCGGTTAGAATTAACCGTATAGACCCTTCCTATGTCTAATCATGGCCATCCTTCGCGGAGAGCAAGGTGCGGTCCAGTTTGATGCTGCTGGTTCTTCCAACGCAACCATTGTTGGCACTCGCAGCTGGACGCTGAACATCACCAAAGACACGTTGGACGTTACCGATCACGGTGACACGTCTCGTGCATTTGTTGGCAGCTTGGTTTCAGGTTCTGGCACGGTTGAGCTGGTTTACGACCCAGACGCCACTGGTCAAGCAGCGTTTATTGAAGACGTGCTGACTGCCAATGACACTGCTGATGCCACGTTTGAGTTGTTTACCACTGGCACTGCCAGCGGCACCGATAGCGTGAGCTTTGCAGGCATCATCACCAGCATGGATATTGCATCCACCGTGGGTGATCTGGTCGTTGCTACCTGCAACTTCATCACCAGCGGCGCCATCACCTCCAACCTTGAATAAGGGTTAGGACGATGGCAGAGCGCAAAAAGCGTAAGCGTGGTCCCAACCTCAGTGTTGGCCGTGGCGAAAAACTGCCTGCCAGTAAAGGTGCTGGCCTGACCGCCAAAGGTCGGGCTAAGTACAACCGGCAAACGGGTTCTAATTTGAAGCCGCCGGTTACAGGCAAGCCAAAGACAAAGGAAGAAGCTGCCCGTAAGCGTTCTTTCTGCGCTCGAAGTCGTAACTGGACAGGTGAACGGGGTAAAGCGGCTCGCCGTCGATGGGGCTGTTAGTAACTCAACTTTGAGGTGTCATGACTTACTCCGTTCCTGGTCTCGTTAGAACGCATCTTGTCAGCTCTTCCTACATGGGAAGTGTTGATAGTCCGTTCACGCGAACACGGGCCGTGATTGACCAGATGAAGGGCTGGGAGATCATGAAGGCCGTTACAAACGGCACGGAGTACCTGCGTGACAACTGTGAGGCATTTCTGCCTCTAGAGCCCCGTGAGGACTACAGCGCATACCTAGCACGGG